CCTTAACGGATGTGATAGTTAAAGGAATCGTGAATTCTTTAACTCCATCACGGGGCAAGTGCAACCTAAATAATGCAACTTCACCTGCCTCAGGGTCAGTCATTCTCTTGACCACGTACAAATCGTTCTCGTATACCAGCGTCGGTTCACCTTCATCTTCCGATGGTTTGCGGTAGATTCCGCCATTCTTACCTCGGAAATATGGAAATGGATACTCTGGAATGTGTACTGTATGCTTTTCTTCCCCATCGCCAACCTCAACATCAACGTCGTCAGCTTCTTCTATTTCTACCCCCAACACAATCGGTGACTTGATTTTCCCTTGGTGCATACATCCAGTACACACATTGGGGTTCAGTCGGTCGAATGTTGCGCAGTGGTGTGGCCCACCTTTCGCAATAATGTTGTTCACTTTCTGCTGGACTTCAGTCAGGTCAAACTCAGGATGCCCTTCAGACATTTTGAGTGTGGCACTTGCTCTGTCATCACAGAATGCGGCTATGGATAACCCTGCTCTCCACAGAGGCTCCTCAAGGGACGCCCTGTTTTCGTAGCAGTAAAGTAGTTGTGCACAGCCCGTACCCGCTACGGTCTTCATCATGATCGTCTTGAACTTCTTAACCTTATTCTTGAGCAACTGCTCCATCATCGGGCTCAAAGAACTCGGTATGAAGTCAGGCTTCTCAGGTGCAGGGTCAGACGCACCGAGCAACTCTTTCCATGTCTCGTAAGACATAGGCGTAGTATTGGTGTTCCAAACTGTTACAGGCTTTGGTTCGCTTTTAAAGTTAAATGAATTCAACGGGCGCAGTACACGCGACGCTTCAAACACCGAACGATCAACAATCAAACTATGCTCATCGCACAACTCACGTAGGCGTTGGGACAAAGGCTCCCAGTCACGCCGCTGAATGGTTTTATCAATCAGCCAGTAGGCATGAATCCCGTTACCGGAATTCACAAGAATCGGTTTAGGTAACCCGACCTCGGTACAAAATCTTTGAAATTCAGCGAGTCCAGTCTGTTGATCTATGTAGCCATTGATCTTCCCTTTGTCGTCGGGTATAGCCTTTGTGGGGCCGCAATCAATATCAATCCATAGAGCACGGAAGTATGTGGCGTTGTCATGAGTGCGGTTGTTAAGGGGGCCAAACTTGGCACACCCAAAGTACGCATCAATCTTGTTGCCTACAAACTCCTGAATGATCTCTTCTGCTTCTTCCCTAGTATTTGCAAACCGCTGATCTGGATACCGACCGATGCCAATCACACAGTACCGCCCCTCCGTGGGGAGTACGGCATCAAGTAGGTCAAAGGACATTTTTTATTTACGCTTACGCCGCGCCATGAATCGTTCTATTTGTTCGATATGCTCTCGGCTGGGAACCGAGAGCCCTGAAAACCAGTTGTAGACGGCGGTGCGGCTTACCCTAAAGGTGTCCGCTACCGTAATGACTGGGATTTCTCGTTCGATGCAGAAGCGACCCAAAGCTACGCCGACTGACTTGAGGTTGGCTTTTTTGTTGGCCGACACAAGGTTCAAGCTGTAGCCTTGGCTCATATTAGTCTTCTTTACCCCAAGCATCCAACACAGAGTCGAGAGATTTCTTCTCGGTCGGTGCGGCGGCTTCGGCTTTCTTAGACTCACGCTTTTTTGGCGCTTCAGCTTCAGGCACTTCCGGTGCTTCTGCTTTAGGTGCTTCTAACTTAGGTGCACGGCCTGACGCATCTGCTTGATACGGAGTCATGACCACCATCTTCTGCACGGCTGGCAATGCAGCAGTCTTGCTGGCTACTTCGTACTCAGGCTTCTTGATAAAGCGTAAGGGTGTAAACAGCACGGACTGATTGTCATTAGCTTCGTTAGGGCTGATCTGCGTCATAACGTAGTCCAAACTCTTGCCGTTGTTGGCCAAGTACTTGGTGTAGTTTTCAAAGGTGTGGGTGTTGTCACCATCACCAGTGCCGAACAATGACTTAGAAGCTAAGTTCATTTGGTAAACCTCGCCCTCCAGTGAAGTACCAAAGTCTTCTTCCAACACCAAAGCAAGTCGGCGGGAATAGCGGCATGCCTTAGAGTTACCTTGGCCTGAGCCTTTGATATTCTGTGCGCATGAATCGCAACGCTCGCTTTGAGGATTCTCAGAACTTACGTCGGGGGACTGACCATCATTGCTAAAGCAGTCTGGTGCAGTGGGCTCGGCATCAGGTGTCCACTGCTGCACGTAGAAGATGCGGCCAACATGGGGCGATGCGTTTACAACGATAGCGTTAATAGCGCCTTTAACTTTGCCCATCTCCTCTTTGCCAACAACCTTACGGAAGATGCCGTTTTTGTGGACGATGCGCTTTGTGCCAGTACTACCAGCAAGAGACTTGGTTAACTCGCTAACACCCGCTTGTTGCAGGAAGTCGGGCAAGTCTTGGTTGAGAATGGTGAGATTGCTCATTTTTTAAGATTCCTTAGAACGTCTAACTACCACGGTAAATTCGTTTTCCACGTTGAGGCCAGCGGGGAGAACTTCAGGATTCTCAGAGATAAACTCTTTCATGTGTGTCTGATGGAGTCGCTTCTCTAACAGGCCAAACGCATCATGTTGTTTGATAACTTGATACATTGAATCCCAATCATTTGTCCAGTACCGTGACTTAACTGAACGGATGATCGTGCCATGTGGGGTTTTGATACTGTCGCATCCAAATTGCTTGCATGTTTCAAGCATCTTCTCAGCCAGTACCTTCATTTGCTCTTCGAGTTCTTTGTCTGCTACCTCGAACTCTTTTGCTAGCTTTGACCTAGCATCTCTAATCTTGATGTAGACATTTGTGATTTTGTCTAGCGTGGGGTTGGAAGTCGGGGCTTCCTGAACATTGTCTAATTCCATCTAATACTCCTTTTGTTTCAAACTATTCTAACACAACACTTAACACTGTCAAGACATTTCTAAAATTTCTTTTTTGTACAAGTTGATGATTTCTGTGTGGTTCAAAATGTTGTTGCGCAACAAAGAATACATCTTCGTTTCAATGGGGCTCCCACTTATGTGCGCTACAGTCATTGCATTCTTCTGACCGGGGCGGTCAATGCGTGCGTTTGCTTGTAGGTATGTCTCCACGCTTGTCACGGGGGCGTACCAAATGACTGTGTCTGCGGCTGTCAGTGTAAGCCCATGCGCTGCGGCTTGTGGCTGAATAATGAGCACCTTAGGGTTTTCCTGAGACTGAAACCGCTGCACTATATCTGCCCGTGTGTTAACGGGCACAGCCCCGTTAATGATTTCACTTGCAATGCTGTTCTTAGCTAAGTGCTTCTGTAGCAGGTCTATGGTGTGGGTAAAGGGTACAAACACTAGCACCTTGTTGCTGGACTCGTCAATGACTTCCTGCACTACATTTAAACGGTTGCTTGCATCAAAGTCCACAATCTCACCTGTGTCGGTATATACGGAACCGCATGCAATCTGCAACAGCTTGTTGATCTTTACAGCGGCGTTGACTGCGCTGATCTCCTGACCTGCGGCCTCAATCAAGCTTTGACTGGCAAGCAGCTTGTAAAAACCTTTTTGTTGGGGGGTCAGTGGCGCATCACGATCAATGAAAGTTACCTCGGGCAAGTCTAAGCAATCCTTCTTTTCAAATCGGATGGCGGGTTGCAAAGCGTTGTGTACGATGTGCTTTGCTTCGGCCTTTGGTATCCAACGATAGTCAGATACTTGGTACATCACTTGATCACGGAACATGCCAAAGAACTTTGGTACGCCGTTGGGGTTGATGAGCTTTGCTAATCCGTAAGCATCCACAGGAGACTGCGCTGCCGGTGTACCCGTCAACATCCACAGACCCTTGACTGTCTTCATTGCCATGTACAAATCTTTCCAACGCACAGTGCGTGGGTTCTTGTAAGCTGATGCCTCATCAATGACGATCAAATCAAAACCACCATTCATAATCTCTTTGGCGAGAATGCCCACGCCATCAAAGTTTGTGACGACAAACTCGGCATTGCCCCTAGCAATCTCTTTGCGCCGAGCAGAGTTGGAGTGATGCGCTATTGCTACTGTGCGATGTATAGCAAACTTAAACAAGTCCGCTTGCCATGCCGCCTTCATGATAGACAAGGGGCACACAATAAGCACTCGGCGTATAGCGCCAACCGTCATTAAATAATCAACTGCCCAAATCACTGATGCGGTTTTGCCAGTGCCCTGCTCATTGAAGCAAAAGCACTTGCGGTTACCAATCAAAAATTCTGACGTTGTCTTCTGATGGTCGAACGGCTCAAACCCGTGGGGGCGAGGCCATTCGTATTCTGATAAGTTCATCGTTTCTTTCGTTCTTTAGTGCTGACTTCTGATACTACCTTGTGGTTAGAGCCACGTTTGAATGATCGGTTTGCTGAAGGGGACTGAAGCTTGACTCCGTTTTTGTTGGAACCACCTTTAGATAAAGCCTTGATGTGTGCAACATCTTTGCCTTCGCGTTTATCAGCGCGTCCATCTTTGTTTTGGTCGGGACTATTTTTGTCAATTGTTTCTCTCGCTCGTTGGCGTTCAAGCCGTTCATTAGATTCTCCTCTTGATATTTGTTGGTCGTACTCTTTTTTGTACGGACGGGGTTTGTTTACGTAGGGCATGGTTAACTCCTGTTGTACTCACATTGTCTAACTGCGCAGAACTTGCACAGTGGCCCACTTACTGGGTTCCACACCCCATTTTCCAACGCCGCTTCAATTCTTGCAACATCCTGCGCTGGTTTTTCTAGGTACTTTGGCATCATCTCCCTGTAGTGGGTAGCCTTGACAAACTCTTTACTCACCACGAAGATCAAAGCCGATTTCACCCGATTGATTTTCGGGAACTTGGCAAAAAGGCCAGCCGCCACAAGATCGAGTTGCTTGATGTCCGCATATCGCGCATTCTTGCTCGTCTTGTAGTCCACTGAGTGCGCCAACTGTTTCCCCTCGTTGATGATTACCAAATCGGCTATGCCATGCCACCATACATTCGTCGCGTCGAAACCGCATGTCTCCAAGTTCTTCGTTAAGCCCAACTTTACTTCGCATAGCTTGTCTCCCTCTAACTTGCTCAACACATCGAGCGTAGGTTTCATGTACTCAAACTGAGGGGGGATTTCTTTCCCGTCACGGATGTATTCCTCTGCCACAGTATGGGCAGACTTGCCGTACAGGGTTGCGGTTGTGTCAGGCTCAACAATGTCCCTAGCTATCTTGGTGTGATAGTACTTCTTGGGGCACTGCTGAAACGTCTTCAGGCTACTGAATGACCATACTATGTTGCTCATCGGTTTCTCTCTTTCATGTCGCGGATTGAATTTATCATCAGCTTGGTATCAACAATTGCTTCAATGCTAGCTTGAATCGCTTCATCGTGTTTGCCTTCAAGCATGAATTCATGCGCGGCTTTCAAATGTTTCTCGGCCATCATGCAGGGGTATGCGTAATCAACCACAGCATCTCCATTAGCAATCACCATAACTTTGTCCATTTCCAGCTTCGCAATTTAAGGGTAAATCAGGTGCCCACTCCGGGCGAATTCGCATGCACATTTCAACGTACTCTTTAGCTGTTCCAACTTCTTGGGTAGGTACAACACAGCAGATGGCGTCGTGTACGGTCATCGCTACCTTGTGCTTCTTAGCCACCCTTAGTAGCTGTTCGCCAATAATAATTCTAGCGAGGGCTTGGCACACATTTTCCACCACCTTGCCGCCGTAAATTTTGTTAGGCACTGTGGCCTTCCATTTGCGGGTGTCATATACGTACTCGACAAAAGCACCCTCATCTTCTTTCTGCACCCTGCGTAAATTGCTGTACTTCAAGTACAGGCCGTTGGGTAGGAGAATGCCCTGACTCCCATGAACCTGCAAAATACCATCTCGGCCTAGCGCCGTAGATTGGTCACGGACGATTGCCACAATCGCATTCTGCGCATCCTTCCATAGTGCAGTGATTTTTGGGTAAGTAGCGCGGTACGTATTGATAATCCGCTGTGCTTCTTCAAGCGTAACTTCAACACCAAAACTTTGAAGTTGCGCCTTAAACTTTGCCGCGCCCATGCCGTAGCCAGCGCCAAGAATCGTCGTTTTACCGACAAACCTCTCGTCTTTGGTAATCGCTTCAACAGCCTTGCCATAGATAGCCGATGCCATGATTCTGTATACATCTTCGCCCTTATCAAACGCTTCCACCAAATCATCCTGCCCTGCTAGCCACGCCAATGTTCGTGCCTCAATCTGTGACGAGTCGGAGTCGATGACGCTGTAGCCGATTGGAGCAATGATGGCGTACTTCAATAATGAAGTCCTCGGCAAGTTTTGTAGGTTGACCTTGTCGTCACCACCCCATCGACCTGTGTGTGCCGCATAGTAGCGTAGGGGTACGGGCAAGGAGCCGCGTGTGGCAATGCCAATGAACCTTTCAGTCCTTGTTTCTTCTAGCGTACTCTTAACACCTAAACGTGCGGCAACGATGGCCTG